ATATTTTGACCATCGAATAATCACCCCTATCCTCACCCTCACCTTGGAGACAAATCCCAACTTTTCCATCTTCATACCTTGCCCAAATTAATCTCATTCAACCCTCTATGTTCTTCTTAACTCTCTCTAACCTTTAGTTTGACTCTTGGTGAGTGTTCTGAGCTAAGGCATAGCACGACCACCCTGGAATAAATCCAAGGCGGTGCCAGCCTTAAGCGTGAAGTTTGACTCTCGGAGCCGCGCCTTCGCTTTCGGCCCATTGCGTCAGATAGCTCCGCAACGGTTTGTGTCTGCTTCCGACCTCGCTATCAGGCCGCTAACCGCCCCCACACATTTCGCACCGGGCTTGCCCTTGGTTAGACCCCACAGTAGGGCTTTAAATCGCGTGTGCTGCCGTTATTCAGCCGACCACACGCAATCGAGGCTTATCCATGCGTTCCATCAAGTCACGCATTTTGTTAGCCATTTCTTTACGTTCGTCTTCGTCTTGATCCTCAAACCTGCATTGGTTAAGCCACGTTGCAGCAAAAGGTACGTACCTCTCTGGAGTCTCGTCTAAAATTTTAACTTTCCACCGAAAAGCTAATGCCGCCTCCAAAATTTGCTCTGGCGTAGCCCGTGCTAGAAGCGTACCGCCCAGAACTTCCGTAACCAAACCGCCAAATGTAATTTTATCGTAAGCCTTTCTCGCCACCTCTTTCGCGGTATGGCGAGGATATGCCCTATAAAACTCTTCAAAGCCCATCACACTCTCCCATTGAACTCTGCTTCCGACATCTGTTGGCACTCTGGGCAAGCATCAATGCCGCCGATGTCCCAATCTTCTTCAACCAAAATCGGGAGCCATTTCTCTTCGGGCCAACTAAAATAAGTTCCTCGCTCATGCACCGCCGTGAGAGTGCGGACGGGACGATAAATAATCCGGTCACCATTACAGGTCTGACACATCTGTTTCATACCTCACCGCTAGCACCGCATGGTGTCCGTGGTGACAAAAGACCTCACGAACTTCCCAGCCATCGCGCTCGTACTCCGCAATCCTTTCGGGTTCCGTTTTCGGAATCCACTGGCACCATGTGATTTCATTCTCCATAAGGACTCTCAAAATCAAGCCGACCCGTGTCGCCGTCAGCCCGTTGCATTTGAATCTGCTTTAGGCTGGCCTTAAGATTCTGATAAATGTCTTCAAGTTGCGGCTTTGAATACTTGCCGATGGGCTGGCTCAGTTCCGACAACCTATCCGAAACGCTACGGCCTAGCTTCTCATCAACCCACCGACCAAATTCATGCGGTCTATCCGTGAGGTGGCTGTGGCACATAGCGCAGTGAGCCACGGCGTTAAGTGGCTCCCACCGTAACCGCCGATATTTTCTTGATACAATATGACTGCAATGAAGACGCTGGCGTTCGCCCTCTGGGACATAACACCCGCAACGCTCACAAGTCCAATTAGACCGTTCCCGCACAAGCTGGCTGAACACGGTGTCGCGTTTACACCTCTTCATCGTGACTCCATGAATTTATCTGGTATTCTGACGTTCTTTATTTCAGCCATCCGAACCATGCGAAAGCGGTATTTCCAAGGAATACTCCTTCGCTTCCAATTTGTTACGTTCTGAGGGCTAACGTCTAGCGCCCGTGCAACAGCGGTGGTTCCGCCTAAAATTTCGATGAATAAAGAATGTGTCATGCCCCCTTATAAACAATTTGTTTTTTTGTGTAAAGAGGTATTGACGGGTGCAACAAAATGTTTATTATCAAATCATCAAAACCGCTTTGGAGAGAGCAAATGAGCATCACAGACCAAACTAGCCTTAACGATTACATTGAAGCTGAAAAACTTGCAGAAGAGGCCGAACGTTTAGTCGAGCGGCTGGAAGCCATTGCTGTTAAAATTGAACAAAATACACGCGTGGTGGTTGACTCGCTTGAGGTTGACGACACGGCTTGGTTTTTTACGCAAGCGCGAGACAACATTCGCAACGCCATCGACGCTTGGTCGCAAGGGGATGACGCATGACCCCTGACCTTTTTGACATTCCCGTTGCGGCGGGCAAAACCGACACATCTAGAGAGGCGGGAGAAAGCATATCTTTGGCGGCTGGAACCCTTCGACATGAGGTCTACACTGCAATCATGCACAGCGGTGAGCGCGGGATGACTACTAGCGAACTCGCTGCTGGCCTCAACAAACCTTACGGCGGCATCCAACCGCGAACATCCGAATTAAGGAAGCACAAATACATTTTTGATTCGGGCGAACGCCGACCAAATGCTTTTGGCAACAACGAAATTGTGTGGAGAGGATAATGCCTAAAAAATTCATCATTCGTGAATTGCGGAACGCTCGACGAATCATTAGCAACCCGCATTTGTTCTCAGAGCAACTCATTCAACTGGCCTGGGCTGTTATTCGGTCAGCCAACGCGAAAAACATTTTTCTTAACGCCGCTCCCTACCGTCAAGGATGCGCGGCCTATGAAAATGCTGATGAGTTAGCGTGATGGAAAATTTGCACGAAGTCCACGGCCCGGAATATGACGCCTACCTTCTTAACCAAGTGTTGAAAGATTTGGATAAATTTGATGGGCCACTACCCGAAGGGTGTGTGGAAGAATTGCGCGAGGCACAACAGCTTTTAGGCAAAATTCTAGATAAAGGAGAAAGCAATGAGCCAGCTTGAAGAAGCCATTGCGGAGCTAACGCTTGCTCCAACGGTGAAAATTAAAGGGAAAAGCTACACGCAAGTCGCAACAAGGGTGGAGATATTCCGAAAGCACTTCGGCCACGAATTTTCGCTAATGACCGAAGTCCTGCCCGCAAGCGACCCATTTGTGCGGGTTATGGCTACAATCGCAAAAGACCAACATGTTGTTGCGACGGGGCTTGCGGAAGAAGACCGAAACGCTGGACCCGTAAATAAAACGTCTGCGCTGGAAAATTGTGAGACTTCCGCGATTGGCAGAGCTTTGGCTAACTTTGGATTACATGGGGGAGAGTATGCTTCGGCTGGTGAGGTAGAAAGCGCCATCGCACAGGGCCAACTCATTACTGCCGCTGAAGCCGCCCACCTTGAACAACTTGCTGAAAAGGTGGGAGCCGACAAAGCAAAATTCTTTGCATATTTAAAAGTTGAATCATTCGCACAGATTCCATCTAACCGCTACGGCGCAGCCGAATCTGCACTCAAGGAAAAGGGAGCCAAAAAATGATGGAGCAAGGATCACCCGAATGGCATCAAGCGCGGTTGGGAAAAGTCACCGCATCCCGAATTAGTGATGTCGCTGCCAAAATAAAAACAGGCTGGGGCGCATCACGGGCGAGGTACATGGGGGAGTTGATAGCTGAGAGTTTAACGCACGAACCCACGCCATCTTTTTCTAATGCTGCAATGCAGCACGGGACCGACACAGAGCCGCAAGCTGCCGATGCCTACGCCTTTTATACGGATGCAGAACTGGAACTGGTTGGCTTTGTAAATCACCCAAGCATTGACCAAGCGGGATGCTCGCCAGACCGCCTTGTGTATATAAACAGCACGAATGGCGTTGAGAATGGTTTGGTTGAGATTAAATGCCCCCAAACACACACGCACATAGACACGTTGTTGGGCGGGTCGATCCCTAAAAAATACATAGATCAAATGCAATGGCAGATGGCTTGTACCAAACGCGAGTGGTGTGACTTCGTTTCGTTTGACCCAAGGATGCCACCCGCAAGCCAGTTATTTATTAAGCGCGTGGAACGCGACGAGGAGCGCAGCCAAGAACTGGAAAACATGGTTGTCGATTTTCTTTTTGAAATGAACGAAAAAATTGACCGCCTCATAAAATTGGAGAATGCAGCATGAGTGTAAATAAAGTTATTCTGGTAGGGAACCTGGGCAAAGACCCCGAAGTTCGCTATGCCCAATCGGGAAAGAAAATTGCCACCCTTTCGGTTGCTACCTCTGAAAAATGGAAAACAGGGGAACGAACGGAATGGCATAAGGTGGTTATTTTTAATGAAAAGATCATTGAGGTGGTTGAGAAATTTTTAACGTCTGGCAGCAAGGTTTACGTCGAGGGCCAGCTTCAAACACGCAAGTGGGATGATAAATCAGGGAACACCCGATACACTACAGAGGTCGTTCTGTCTGCATACAACTCCACCCTGCAAATGCTGGATAGCCGTTCTAACGCCTCACAAGGCCCCGTTGTTTCATCCGATGCCCCACCACCCCAGGAAGATGCGCCAAGCGCCTCAGTGGGCGATTTAGACGATGAGATTCCGTTTTGAAAGCCCCGTATGGTTACTGCAAGAAGTGCGGAGGAAAGTTGGAAAAGCGCGGCTACTGTGAGCGGTGCGGACCCCAGGAAGGGAAGCGGTGATGGACATCGACAGGGCCAGTGACAACGCACTAGCTAAAGCAGTCAAATCAGCGGAACTGGATGGGGCTGCGCGGATGCTGGAAAAGATGGAGAAAATATTGCTTTCCGAATTGGTTAATCAATCTGGCGAAAGCTCTATTTCCAAAGCCGAACATTGGGCTAGGCGGCATGAGCGGTTCAAGGCGCACATTGTCGAAATGGTGGAAGCCAGGACCGCCGCTAATGTTGCCAAGGCCGAATGGGAAGCAACCCAGATGCGGTTTGAAGCATGGCGTACTAAACAAGCAACTCACAGGGCAGAGATAAATCTACGATGATCGACACAAGAAGATTTTCTCCGCTGGTTGAGGAGCTTAACAATATCATCCAAGAATCAGGCCGCACCAAAAACGACATCGCTCAAAGCGCAGGGGTGTCAAGTGCGACTCTGAGCGCATGGTTCTATCGTCACAACGCCTCATTGCCAAACTTTGAGTCCGTACTTAGGGAGTTGGGGCACTCATTGAAGATTGTTAAAGATGATTAAATATTGTCTGCAAGCTCTTGGCCTGATGGCCTTGCTTGTTATACCATTTATTCTGTCTGATTTTATCGACAAATTATGAGCGCGAGTCTGGATTAGCTCTCTCCTAGAAGGTCCAGCAGAGCCGGAAACGGCTCCGCGCTCACCCTAATTTAATTTAATCCCGTCGAACTCTTCCCTTGCGGTTATATGCTAACTAGGTTATATTCTAACCATAGCAACAAGGAGAGAGCCAATGCAGATTTCAGTTTATATTAGCTCCGGGAAAAAAAACGCCATGTACACTCTGCGGTCTATGCGGAGCGGCAACGGTTTTCGCGCCGACAATTACATTATGAACCTCGCCCGTGATCCTAAGAAAGCGGAAACAAAGGCGCGTGATTGGTTTGCGCGGGTCAAAGCCCACAACAGCCGAAACGATGAGAAGCAAACCATAGTGTCTCGCGCCACTAAAGTTACCATTCAAAAGGGAGTGAAGTGATGACAGGCATCTTAAAAATTACTAATGACGAAAACGGCGTCACATTTAATGTCCGCATCGTCAAAAACAAAAACGGTAATCGCTTAGTGTCATTCTACGACACCCGTTACCCACACACCAAATATGGTCAGTTCATTAGTAAGTATTACGCATTGACGCTAACTGGTGAGGACGGGTTTGGCGATTGCTCTGATGGGCTGTGCTTACTGGGCTATGTTGATGATTGGTACATCACAGAACAGAACGGCAAAGACGTTCTGGCTTTCATCAAAGCAGCAACCAACAAGGGAGAAGGGTGATGGCTGCGTTATCAAACCCTGAGAAACAGGCCGCATACTACAACCGTCAGAAGGAGAAGGGATTGCGTAAGGAGTGCGTCTATATCCCTGACACTGAAGAGGCCAAGGAGTCGCTTAGAAAACACGCCGCCAAGCTGGTGAGAAAACAGGCCAAAGAGTCAGGCTAATCATTCGGCTAGGAACAAGGCTCGTTCAGAGGCGCGGCGGCGAACCAATCCCTTGAGCGTTCTGCCGCCAGCCTTTTTCCAGCGAGGCAATTCATCCGCTGCGTCTTCATACTGGCCCCGATTTAATTTCATGCGGAGAGTCGATCTTTGCATGGCCCCGGTCCCGACATTGAATCCCCAACTACAAATTGCGGAGAACATATTAGGCGTTAGCTCTGCTTTGATAAGGCGTCTAATTGCTTTCTCAACGTGCGCGATTTCTTTTCGCAAGAGAAGCTCACCCTCGTCCTTAGTAAGAGCGGGGTGGTCAGGGCCAACAGGATTTCCTTCCATATCCCATGTTGCCCCGTAACCAATTGTCCAGCGTCCCGCCGGGCAACGGTACGGCGTTGGAACCCATGATTCAAATCGACGCACGATTTCCAATCCAGCCTCATTAATGTGGCCGTCCCAGGAAGGGTCGTGTTTCTCTAAAAGCGACTCAAAGAAAGTCATTTTCTATTGAAACTGCGCTGCCCGAACCAGAAGCAGATTACCGCCGCCCATACGCTTTGAATTGGCTCATTCCAGACCATCTCATACATGGCGTTGTCTATATAGCCAAACGCCAGCAAGAAGGTCAGAACAATAAATTCAAGGAATAGCAAATAGGTCATTATCGGGCGCACGGATGATGACAAATTATG